ACTCTGCATGCGCGTAAGCGTATGCAGAGTTCTTTGTGATAATTGGCGTTCATTCGCCCTTGTAGAGTTGTAGTCTGCGTTGGGGCGTTAGCGCCCTCTCGTAGATCCTACAATCTCTATTTGACATTTCACTTTTATTCGGCTTTTACTGTAGCCGCTCTTTTGAGCTTAACAGTTACCACCTTATATTTAAACTTACAACGCCCGTAAGTTAATCGTGATTGATATCCACGTCATCATTTATTTGATGTTTTGTTTAGGTTATTTTTATGCAGATTTATCAACTGCATGTTCTATTGATATCCTTTCCCTGTTGGGATAAAATTTGTGGACACTTTATAGTTAATATCTAGATAGGTTTGTCCGCCTATTGTTTATGATATTGTGTTTTTACACACTTAAGGGTTGACACCCTGGTAATCGCTCAAGAATTGATTATTCTGAGCAACATTATATGATCTCTTTTGTAAGAGTCATTTACTCCTTAGTGGAGTTTTATGTTGGTGAGACTTATGATTGTGGACCCGTCTCGTAGGGTTATTTTAAACACATGATTTTTATCCAGTTTGTTCCGGCTGGAAGTACAAGACATGTATTCTGAGGATGGCACCGATGAAGATACATGAGCCATAATTAAAATTAAGCTTTGTGAGGCTTACGCTGGATTCTATAGTAATTTTTACGCAACGTTTGAGGTATTCAAAAACCTTGGTTTCGACCGTAAGACGTTTAAAGCGCTATAGATGAATTCGTTTGTTGATTTCGCATTTGAGTGATGTTCTGTTGTTGAGCATTAACTTTTATCTTTGTTACTATGAATAAGTTTTTAAAGACGAGTACATACGGAAAATGTAACAAGGAAATGCAGGTATGCCAAAGGCCTGCCCGTACAAATAAGCACAAAATTAATTGGTACAATAAAAAGAAATATGGCAAAGTTCGCGATCTTTTACGTGAACGCCATGTCTCAGAACGATTTGGACCACAAAGTGGATACGATTTCGCTTCATTACGTGGTTTGGTCGCTGACCTTACCAAGTATGCGAATGTCGATTACACTGATGATTTAGTTGTGCAAGTTGAAGGTATTCTTGCTTTAGTGTTTACTATACAAGGATGTACTGATTATGTTGCCATATCATCCGCAATTTTTCTTTATATTAGGAAATTTTCTGATAAATCGATTACAAGTCATGTGATGAACTACATTTCTGAGTTGTTTGAGTTTGAACCTCAATCAGACACAGATGTTGTTCAGACTTGTAATTGGATTGATATGATGAAGAATTTGCGTGATAACTGGGTATTGGTTAAAGATAATAAATTATTTTCCCATTTTTCTAAACTTCTTGGTTTGATTGTCACAATGGAGATGTGTAAAGCATCCGACTTGACATTCACCATAAAGGAATATAAAATATGGGAGCCTGATATGAAGATCGTTCATGGAGATGCGCTCGATATTATTGATGCGACATTATCCACTGTGACTTTCTTTGTTGAAAGTTTATCTTTATGCTGGGAACAAAAATCATTAAGACCACTGCTTATCAATGATAAAGCTGCTGCTGAATTAGATGAAGAGTATGCTACCATTGTTATGTGGTGGGATTTAGTGAAGAATGGAAACTTAAAGCGTGTAGCCGGTGTTTCAGAACAAGAATTTGATCGTCGTCTAGAAACCATTACCACTAAAATCCGTAATCTCTTAGGGACTCTTAAATCCTTTGAGAAGAAGATTTTGCAGGATAAATTTATGCGATTATTGAAGATTAAGAATGACTACGTGACTATGAAAATTAGTAGTGGCGTTCGAAAATCTCCATTCTGTGTGGAATTATTTGGTGCTAGTAGCCAAGGTAAAACCACATTTGGTGAGCAAGTTATACAAGCATTATTGACTTCAGCTGGCCTACCAACTGGTAAGGAGTATCAAGCTTCGTATAACGCATCTGATAAATTTATGTCTACCTGGACTACTGACAAGTTAGTTTTATTGATCGATGATATGGCTAATGACAAGAGTGATTTTGTCGAAAGACCACCTACGCGTGTAATTATTGATGTTGCAAACAATACACCATTTTACGCTAATATGGCAGATTTGGATAGTAAAGGCAAAGTTTTTGTTGAGCCTGAGATTTGTCTTGTAACTACGAATGTTAAGGATCTTGATGCACGGGTATATTCTAATTGCCCTTATTCAATCCAACGTCGTATGCATATTGTAATTACCGTAACTGCCAAGGAGGAGTTTCAATTTATGGTTGATGGTCGGCCGCAAGGTATCGACTCAGACAAGGTTGCAGCTTTTAATCATGATAAACCTGAATTAGAATTTGATGATATTTGGGAATTGACTCTTGAAAAGGCTGTTTGTCCCACTAAATTGTCGCTTGCTGCTGGCTATGCCCCTGTCACATGGCGGGGTAAGAAGATGGTCAAAGTGCCTTTTCGTGAGGCGCTTCAGTATTTGATTGAGAAGTATCACAATCACACACTAGCGCAACAAAATATTTTGGAGCGTATGAAGAAACGTAAAAATATACGTGTGTGTGGTGTTGATGATTGTCGTCAAATTAAGGGATGGTGTGATATTCACATCAATGATGAACCTGATGATTCATCTGAAGAGGATGCTTCTAATATTGAGCCACCACTCGAAGAAGTCTCTTCTAAAGCTAAACCATCATCTGAATCAACTGGTGTTTGTCGCCTAGAGAAATGTTGTCCTAAAGTTTCACCTGTAATAGGTGATTCACCTACTTGCAAGTGTTGTGGTGAAATTTTTTGTGAGTGTGACTATTATGATGATTTGAATAATGGCCACAATTGGTGCAAAACTTGTAAGGAGCCTAAGAAGGAAGAACCGGAATTTGAGAAACAATTTGGTGATGATATTGTTGATAGCATTCAGAGTGCTGGCACTTTAATTTCTAGTCGCATAAAGAAAGATATTTTTGGTCTTGATAGAGCGATTGAAGGTGCTTGTACTCTAGCTATTATGAGTTCTGCTAAACATTTTGCTAGACATTGGGATTGGATGTCACTTGTTCCTACGCCCTGGTTGAGTAACAACAAATTCCGAAATGCAATGCTCTATATACATCAAGACAAGTTGAAGAAGTCTTACATTCGTAAAACTTGTTTGATGTGGGGTAGCATTTTCGGAGCAATGTGGTTTTCGAGAAAACAACCACGTGAATTAACAATTAGTTTGGGTACTGGACTGCTTACCGCTGGTATTACAGTTCAAAAATCTATGGTTAATTGTGTTAAGCGTGATTTCGATCGAGAACTTGTTGATCGTAATACCATTGCACCCATATTAAAGGATTTTCGTGATAAGCACGTATCCAATATTTGTAAAGCGGGTGCTATTGTCGGCGCTTTGTACGGGATTTCACGTGTTTACAAGGCTTGGCGAAGGCTTCGTCCTCAGGGTTCTTTGGAACCCAAGACTGAAGTACAAGTTCGTCAACGTGATGCGGAACCGAATGTTTGGTCATCTGTTGTGCATCGTCCTTTGCCCGTGAATCCATTGGCAGCAACGTCTACTTCTCATCAATTAGAAGGATTAGTTGAGAAAAATCTGGTATATGGTTCGGTACAAATTGGTGATAGAACCCTTCGTGTAAATGGGTTGTTTCTTACCACCAATGTTATTGTTATTCCGAATCATTATTTTGAAGTAGATGTATTGGATTGTACTTTGCGTGTACGTGATCCTGCTGCTGCTGGAGGTAAATTTGCAGTACGTTTGAGTAAGTCACAGAGTATTTTGTTACCTGACTCTGATATGCGTATTTGTTATTCCGCTTCCGGTGGTTCATTCAAGGATCTTCGTAAATATTTGCCTGAAAAGGATATTCCAAGTGTTGAGTTTTTGCTTAAGTGGCGTAGTAAAGACGGACAACTGGAAACCGCTCATGGACTTGCCTCTCAGCAGCGAACTAGTAATGGTTGTGCTGAGTTTGATGGTTTGTATTATGACGGTTTGACTGTCAATACATTTAAAGGGATGTGTGGAGCTGTACTGATATCCAAGTTGAAACCTATTATTTTAGGTATTCATCTTGGTGGTAGAGCTGGCACTCCTAAAGGATGTGCGGGTATCCTTTTCGCCTCACATGTTAATCATGCTATTAAGCAATTGGAAGAACTTGAGGGGGTTGTTGTGTCTGGTAGTGCTGAGAAATTTGAAGCCCAAGTGCTTGGAGTTAATCTCATTACTGGCACCACTTTACACCCTAAAAGTCCTTTAAATTATATGCCTGAAGATTCACAAGTTAAATTTCACGGTACGTGTCCTGGTATGTCTGTTTTTCGTTCAGATGTTAAAGTTACACCTATTAGTGAACATGTTATGGATGTGTGTAATAGTCCAAATATTTATCGTCCTCCTGTGGAAGATCCACAATGGGAGGGTTGGCAAACGTGTTTGGCTAATTTAGCTGTGCCGGCACACCCTTTTAATCCTGATTTGCTTATTTTAGCAATTAAAGATTATAAAGAGGATATGTTGCCAATATTCCGTAGTAATTTGTGGACGCATGTAAGACCATTAACTGACCATGAGAATCTGAATGGTATTCCTGGTATGAAATTCGTTGATTCTATTAATTTGAATACATCTATAGGCTTCCCTTTGGGAGGCAACAAACGACGTTTTGTTACAGAATTGCCTCCAACTGAGGATAAACCTAACAATCGTGTGTTTGATGATGTCATAATGAATGAAATTCGACGCTGTGAAGATTGTTATAGACGTGGTGAAAGAGCTTATGTAGTTGCTAGAGCGTGTAAGAAAGATGAAGTATTATCCAAAAGGAAATGTAGAATTTTCTATGGAAACGGGATAGCTTTAACCTTCCTCGTTAGAAAATACTTTTTACCTATCTTGCGCGTTATGCAATTTAATCCTAAAGTTTCCGAGTGTGCTGTTGGTGTGAACAGCCACGGACCGGAATGGCAGGAATTGCACGAACATATTGTCACGTTTGGTGAAGATCGATTGATTGGGGGTGATTATGGAAAATATGACCAGAAATTACCCTCTCAATTGCTGTTCGCTGCTCTTCGTATTATGATGGATTTTGCACGTGAGTGTGATTATAGTGAAGAGGATTTAACTGTCATGAAAGCGATGACAGGCGATATTGTTTACGCATTGATCGCCTATAATGGAGATTTGATTAGTTTGACTGAGGGTACCCACATTAGTGGTAATTCCTTAACAGTCATTCTTAATGGCATTTGCGGAAGTTTGAATCTCCGTTGTTACTTTTATGAGAATAATCCAGCACCCTCTTTTGAAGAAAGAAAGAAGTTTCGTAAATTTGTTAAACTTATGACTTATGGGGACGATAACATCGGATCTGTTAGTAAAGAGATTACAAATTTTACAATTAAAGGAGCTTCTGAATTTTTGGCGAAGTACGGTCAAACGTACACTATGCCAGATAAAGAGAGTGAATTATTGGACTTCTTACCACCTGAGGAGTTCGAGTTCCTAAAGAGAAAGAGTGT